CTATGGGTGAAGAAGATGGAATTATCGTTAAGAAAGACGGTGAGGATATTCACTTGAGCGATACTGACACAGATTCCGAATACTTAGTTAAGCTTGGTGAGTCTGAAGAAGACGAAGAAGAATTAGACGAAGCAATGCACATGGATGAAATGGATGTTGACACAGAAGATGTAATCAATGCAATTTTCTCTAAAGATGGCGATGTTGAAGACATCGACATGGAGGATGAAGAAGTTATGTACGAAATCGAATTTAACGAAGAAGATGACGACATGATGGAAGAAGAAGATGATGACATGATGGAAGAAGAAGATGATGACATGATGGAGCAAGAAGATGACGACATGATGGAGCAAGAAGATGACGACATGATGGAAGAAGAAGATGACGACATGATGGAAGAAGAAGATTTGGACGAATCTTACAACCACAGAAGAACTGTTAGAGAAGGTAAATCGACAGTAAAACCTAAAGGTGTTGGAATTGGGTCTGGACCTAAATTCACTTACAAAGATAAAGCTAAAGGCGGATTCGATGAGAAGAAGAAAGAAGGACCAAAATCAGTTGGTACTGGTAAACCAAAATTTGAATACAAGAAAGGTGAAAATATGGAACAAAAATCCAAAGTTGTTAAGGCAGAAACAAAAGAGGGTGCTTACGGAATGAACAAAGGTGATAAATCGAAAACCATGAAAGGTAAAGAAGATTTTACAACCAAAAAAGGTGACACTCTAAAGAGAAAGGCTTTCGAAAAGGAAGAAACTAAAGAAGCTGCTAGAACTTATGGAATGGGTTCAAAAGAAGGAAGAGGACTTAGAAAAGGAATTACTAACAACAGAAATTATGTTTATGGTAAAAACGGAGTAAAAGTTGAATCCACAGAATCAGAAGTTAATGTGTTGAGAGAAAAGAATGAAGAGTACAGAAAAGCATTAAATATTTTCAGAGAAAAACTTAATGAAGTTGCTATCTTCAACTCAAACTTGGCATATGCTACAAGATTGTTCACTGAACATTCGACTACTAAAAAAGAGAAAATTAATATTCTTAGAAGATTCGACAATGTAGATACTTTGAAAGAATCTAAAAATCTTTACAGGTCAATTAAAGATGAATTGTCTAAAACTGAAAGTACACCAATTAACGAATCAGTAGAAACTAAATTAAACAAGGGTGTTTCTACAGGTTCATCAACTACCCTAATTGAATCAAAAACTTATGAGAATCCTCAGTTCTTAAGAATGAAAGATTTGATGAGTAAATTAGGGTAATCAAAATTAAATAAACAAATAAAACAAAACAAAATACTAAAAATGGGAGCATTATTAGAATCAGGTCTTGTTGGTAACATCGGTCTTAAGCACTTAAAAGTTATCAAAGAAGACACAATCAACAAATGGGACAAATTAGGATTCTTAGAGGGTCTTAAAGGTCACATGAGAGAAAACGTAGCTCAACTTTATGAAAACCAAGCTTCTCACTTAATTAATGAAGCATCATCTACATCTGATACAGGTGCATTTGAGACAGTGGTTTTCCCTATCGTTAGAAGAGTTTTCTCTAAATTATTAGCAAACGATATCGTTTCAGTACAAGCAATGAACTTACCAATCGGTAAATTATTCTACTTTGTACCTAACATTCAGGCGTACACTGACCCTGCAAACTTGGCGACAACGGGTATTCACTACGCACCTTACGGATCACCAAACGCTGCGGCTGGTCAAACACCAAACAGTGGTTACGACTATAACAACACAAAGGATTTGTATGACAGATTCTATGAAGGTAACGAACCAGCATTAGACCCACCAGGTTTATTTGACTATTCTAAAGGACAATATTCAGCAATTACTGCTGAAGTTGGTACTGTAGCTTGGTTAGCTGACCAATTGGTTCCTTCAGCGTACACTTTGTCTGACTACAGAAAAGTATTAATAGTTTTGTCAGGTTTCGCATCTGACGGAGCTGGTAAATTAATCGGTCCTGATGGTCAACCAATGGATAACGAAGCATTCTTATCTGATTTGACTATCTATGGTGTTGGTACAAACGTATATACTTCAGCTAACACATCAAACCCTTACTTATTCAGAGTTGTAACTCAAAGATATGGTAAAGGTATCGTACAATATGGTAACAACAATTCAACTTTAGTATTCCCTAACAGTAAAACTGACGGTGGTCAATATGACAACTTATGTGATGCTGAAGGTAAAATCTACTTAGAGGTTGATTTACAAGTACCAGTATGTATTACTTGTGGTGGTTCAATGGACGGTTACACAGGTTCAACATTCTCTTCAACAACTGCTGCTGACAATGCGTTCACAGGTACTTATAGAATCTATAAGAACTTAGAATTCGAAGATAGAATTGGTGAAGTTTCTTTTGACCTTATGTCAGTAACAGTTTCTGTAACTGAAAGAAAGTTAAGAGCACAGTGGTCTCCAGAAATGGCACAAGACGTTGCGGCATTCCACAACATCGACGCTGAGGCTGAATTAACTGCATTGTTATCTGAGCAAGTTGCAGCTGAAATCGATAGAGAAATCTTGAGAGACCTTAGAAAAGGAGCAGCTTGGAACTTAAGATGGGATTACAATGGATGGAAGAGATTAGGAACTAATGCAGTACCTTATACTCAGAAAGATTGGAACCAAACTCTTATCACAGCAATCAACCAAATTTCAGCACAAATCCACAAATCTACATTAAGAGGTGGAGCTAACTGGATTGTTGTTTCTTCTGAAATCAGTGCGATTTTTGATGACTTGGAATACTTCCACGTATCAAACGCGGCTCCTGAGCAGGATCAGTACAACATGGGTATTGAAAGAGTTGGTACATTAGCAGGTCGTTACCAAGTGTATAGAGACCCTTACTTCCCACCAAACCAAGTATTGATGGGTCACAAAGGAACTTCTCTATTGGACACAGGTTACATCTACGCACCGTATGTACCTCTACAATTAACTCCTACAATGTACAATCCATTCAACTTTACACCAATCAAAGGTATCATGACTAGATACGCTAAGAAAATGGTTAATAACAGATTCTACGGAAGAATCACAGTTGATGGAGTTAGAACATTCGACTTGAGAGAATTGAGATAATCGAAATTTCGATATGGTAAAAAGGGACAAGAAATTGTCCCTTTTTTTTTATCCTGATATTTATAATAAATTATATATTATGATTAAGCAAACTTGGGAAATATCACAAGAAGAACGAAATAGAATTATTTCACTTCACGAATCCGCAACAAAGAATCTTTACTTGATGTCAGAACAATATGGTGATCCCGACCTTATGCACGCTCAAGAAAGTGGAGAGGACACTTGGAGACTATGTAGTTACACAATCATAAAAAAAGGCTCGGACTATTACATTCAAACTAATAAAGGAGAATTACGTAAATTACCTCTCGCCAGTCAAATTACCGCAACAATAGATCCGACAAAGGGACAAGGGTTATACTTTCCAGAGGATGTGATGACAGGTATAAAATACGGTCTATATATGAAATACGCTGCTGGATATATTGATGATACAGAGGAAAAATATAATGGTCCAATTGCGGGTCCTTGTAATAGAGTTACACCAGCACAATATGACCCCACAAAGATTTTCAAAGGTGTGGGTGGTAGTTGGTTTGTATTTATTGATGATTTAGGACGATATTTTGATGAACCTACACCAGTTTATAGTATTTTGACTTGGAATGGTACTTACGGATCGGAGTCTAAACCGATACTTAAACAACTTAAAAATAGGAAAGGTGTTGTTATACAATACGCTAAAAGTTATACCCCAAAACATGTTTTAGGAATAGGATACGCGTTTGCTGGAGACAAAGAGGAACCAATAAGACCTGGAATTCCACCAACAACAAATCCAGAGTTCGAGGAAATTAAATTGGACATTCAAAGTCCGTTTGAATTTGATAAAATAACTTTGACACCCGATGCTGAAATTGAATTCAAAAAGTTTGTCGAGAAAATTAAATTAAACTACCAAGGTGTAAGTGGTAATGTTGAAGTTATTGCATCAGCGTCGATTGATGGTGATGAAAATCAGAAAAGGGACTATAATCAAAAACTATCTGATAATAGAGCAAGCACGATCGCTAATAGGTTGAAAACTGAAACAGGTATATCTACATTGAACTTCACCCCTAAAGGTATTGGACAAACTGACCAATTTGCAAAAGGGATGAAGTACCCTGAAGTCAAAGATGTAAATAAAACTGCTCCAAACAGACGTTTGATTATCAAAATGCCAACTATAACCAAAGAAAAACAATAGAATTATTCAATTACGTGTAGTGTAATTACATCAATTTTGTTGTTATTATCTTTGGAATATGTTAATATTACTTTCTTTTTTTCATTCGATATCTCATTTGATTTATTATTGTAGATATTAAACGATACTATATCATCATATTTAGACATTGTAATGAATTGGTACTTGCGATTTCTTAAGTATTCACTACTTGTGTATTGTAATTCCTCATCAGATGTTATTCCAATACAATCGGTTAAATCGACATTGGACATTTTTAAGGTAGAATTCAATAATTCTTTACCTGATTCAGTTAGCTGTTGATTAAAATTTACTTCAGAATCAGCCCAAAAAAATCTTTTAGTTTTTATTGCAATTCCTTGTGCATTAAGACCTAACGAAAAGAAAATTAACAGGATAAATATTTTGAATGTTTTCATGTTTTTATATTATTTTTCTTGAGTGAAATGGTTGTTAAATATTCTAAGTGATTTTGAGACTAATTCGGATTCTTGAAGTGTAAAGATATTAGAATTGTGAGAATATTCCAAAGCTTTTATTATCATAAAATATGCTTGTTCTAAATTCATGTCATCACACAGGGTGTTCACATCGTTAGGAGTGTAATAGGCGATACTATCAAATAGTAATCCTATTGGTTGTTTTTGTTCCATTATTTTGAGTTGACGGTATATTTATTATAGTGAGAAATATTATAAGAAAAATAATTAAGGAGGTTAGTGGGGCAGGATTGGCTGGAGCTTATTCAGGACCACTTGTACTCGGACCACAACAATGGAAAGATGACCAACTTGGTCCTTTCACAGAGCCAGTTTACAAATATACGAATGCCCAACTTGCCTATCAAGAGGCCGATGGAGATTTTACAGAGTCTCCCGAAGAAAGAGAACAAATAGAACAAAGAACCAAGAAACTTAGTAAAATTAATATGGAAAAGAAAAAAACTTTCAAAGGACAAAACGACGAGGATGGGTCGGCAATCAATCCAACTATGAGTGGTGAACCCTTGAAAGAAAAGATAGTAAAAGAAGACTTAGCGGTTTGGTTTGGTACAAAGAAGAAACCTAAAGGTTCAAAACAACCTTCAGGGCCATGGGTTAATATTTGTAGAAAGAAAGAAGGAGGAGGACATCCTCCTTGTGGTAGGCCTGAAGCGGATAGTAAATCGTATCCTAAATGTCGAGCTAAAGGAGTTGCCGCAAACATGACCGACGCTCAAAAGAAATCGGCATGTTCACAGAAAAGAAGAGCGGAAAAATCAGACCCAAAAATTGGTACTGGTAATAAACCAACTATGACATCTTATAAACCAAAAAAATCCCGAAATGAATCATTAAGGGATTTAATTACTAAAATTTTGAGAGAAAGTATTAGATAAGTTTCTCTAAAATTTTTTTCAGTGAGTGTTGTACTTGGCTATGCATTTCCTTTTCAAATTTCATTCTTGCTTCTTCCACTTTGTTATCGAACAATCTTCCAAGTTTTTGACCCATTTGTAATGAAATTGTGATATCATAATTGTAAATGTGGTTGGTAATGTTTATTCTATCTTCTTGAATTATCACAAACATTTCTAAAGTTTCATTCTTGATATATCTTTTTTGAGATAGAGGAGCAATCAAAAATTTGGAATCCTCATGATTTATTAATTTTCGACAAATTGATGATCCAGTTTTTTCATTATCATCAAAATTGACTTTTGGTTGAATCTTTCGATTCATCCTTATAAAAAGTTTTAACCATAATTTTCTGAAGAATTTTTTCATGTCTTTTGTTAGATATAATAACTAGTCAAAGATATGAAAATTGTTGGGCAAAAAAAAGAAGAACCTAAATTCTTCTTTTTATTTTTAACAATACGCCCCTGAGCAGTGTTTCTTTCCATCTAACCCCGGCATACTACCTTTACATACTTGGACTGCGTATCCATTAGCGTACGCTGAAGGATAGACCTTGAACTTTGATTTTGCAGCGGCTTTACCTCTAGCACAAAGTTTAGTTCCGGTTTTCTTTCTTCCTTCGGT